CATCATAGGAAACATTGAAAACGATTTGGCCACAAAAAATTTTAAAATTTCAAAATATTTGGCATGGAAAATCCTGACATAAATCTAGAAAAGCTTGCCCAGCAATACCCTGAAGCCACCAGAGAACTGTTGGAGCTTACTGAAGCACTAAATTCCAAAAAATTACAGCGCGAAGGTCAAGAAAGTTTTTTGACCTACATCAATCACATGTGGCCAGACTTCGTAGAAGGCAGACACCACCAGATATTTGCAGAAAAACTAGAGCAAGTAGCCCAAGGTAAGATAAAACGCTTGATAGTGAACATGCCACCAAGGCATACAAAGTCAGAATTTGCTTCTACATTCTTCCCATCGTGGATCTTGGGCCGTAATCCTAAGTTGAAGATCATGCAGATTACGCACACTGCAGAACTTGCCTTCCGTTTTGGTAGAAAAGTTAGAGATATTATTGACTCAGAAGCGTATCAAGACGTTTTTCCTGGCGTAAGTCTAAAAGCAGACAGCAAATCAGCAGGAAGATGGGAGACAAACAAAGGTGGCGAGGCGTTTTATTCAGGTATTGGCGGTGCGGTAACAGGTCGTGGTGCAGATTTGCTAGTTTTGGACGATATTCACTCGGAACAAGACGCACTTTCTCCTACAGCCTTGGACAATGCTTGGGAATACTACAGTTCTGGACCCCGACAAAGGCTACAGCCAGGGGGAGCTATCGTTATTGTGATGACTCGATGGTCGATCAAGGACTTAACAGGCAGATTATTGAACAAACAAGGCGAAGAACACGCCGATCAGTGGGAAGTAGTAGAGTTTCCTGCAATATTCCCTGAAACCAACAAACCGTTATGGCCAGAATATTGGCAATTAGCAGAATTAGAGGGTGTAAAAGCGTCTTTGCCAGTAAGTAAGTGGGAAGCACAGTGGATGCAAAACCCAACGTCCGAAGAAGGGGCGATTTTGAAGCGAGAATGGTGGCAATTGTGGGAAGAAGACGAAGTTCCAGAAATGCAGTACGTAATACAGTCGTATGACACAGCATATACCAAGAAAGAAACGTCTGACTTCTCTGCTATTACGACATGGTGCGTTTTTTACCCTGATCCTCACTCGATGCGACCAGCTTTGCTGTTACTTGATGTTAAAAAAGGTAGATGGGACTTCCCTACACTCAAGAAAGAGGCGTACAAACAATTTGAATATTGGGATCCTGACACAGTTATCGTAGAAGCCAAGGCCAGTGGTCTACCGCTCACGGACGAATTACGTCATGCGGGTATTCCTGTGGTCAACTACTCACCTGGCAAAGGACAAGACAAGATTGCAAGAGTAAATGCGGTCGCACCCATGTTGGAATCGGGCATGGTGTACGTACCCGACACGCGTTGGGCGGAAGAATTAGTAGAAGAGTGTGCAGCGTTTCCATTTGGTGACCATGACGACTTGGTGGACTCGACAACACAAGCACTAATGCGTTATCGACAGGGCGGATTTATTGGTTTAGAATCGGACGATGATCTGCAGGAAAATGAACCCAGACGGATCAAAGAATATTATTAGGAGAAAGCAATGGC